GAGGGCGCAAAGCGTGGCTGCGTATAAGGCGTTGAGCGAGGCTGCGTAAAGCGAAGCGCGAAAAGCGGGAGCGAAGCGACAAAACGAAAGACGTGGCATCACCGGCGTAAGCCGGTCGAAAAATTTCAGGAATTTCGAGGGAACCTGGTGGTGCTGCTGTTTTCGTTGAAATATTGTCGCTTTGCAACTGATTTTGAGTATAATCGCTTGAGTTGGCGGGAATATGAGTAACTTTGCATCTTGGTAGAGTTTCCTAATGGGCCGTGTGGTCTATCGCGGGTAC